GAAATAGTTCAGAAGCAAGTCGATATCAAAGGTCCTCGACCCAAAGGATATATTATCGAACCAGTTTCAGAAGCAGAAGATATCCGAGAGCAAGTTATTAATAAAAACAAAAAAAGGGGATTAGATACCCCACTAAAAGACTTACTATGAAAAAACCAAAGATAATACCCCGAGGGAAACAAATCCTCATACAGCCAGATGGCGAATCAGGAAGAGAATCAGAGTACGGAATTATTACCCCAGAAAGTGTCGCACAGGAAACGAAAGCTATTGGCACAGTTATAGCTGTGGGTCCTGAAGTCAAGGATGTCAAAAAAGGAAGTCGAGTAATTTATGGAGCATTTGCAGGAGAGCAGATCAGCTTCAAAGACAGCACAAAGGAAGTCGACTATGTACTGTTGTTCGATGAAGATGTACTGGCCTTTATTGAGGACTAGTATGAGATACACATCAGACTTAGGATGTCGTACCAGAGGCATACCACACGACTTAAATATTTTGCATGAAACAAAAGCAGCAAAGTACGAAATCTGTCAGATTTGCAATAAGAAGTTCAGATGGAACAAAAGGACAAAAGGACGCGTACATAATGTCCTTTACCTGAAAGCCCATGTCCGTAACTTCGCCCAGAAATTTGGCGCAACAAAGAGAATATACAACAAAGTTTATAAACCAGAAACAACTAAGATAATCATATGAGTACACAGCACACAATCATAAAGGACAAAACCTTTGAAGTAATAGAATCAGCAGTCAACCAAATGGTGGACCTAATCAAGCCGACATACGGCCCAGCTAGCAATAAGGTAATCATCGACAAGATTCCATACAGGATGGTAGTCGACGATGGCGTACAAATTGCGCGAGACTTCCAACTGGAAGATCCAGCAGAAAACGCAGTAGTGAAAGTAGTCCGAGAGACAGCAGTCACTACAAACGATAGAGCAGGAGACGGAACTACAAGCTCACTAATAATGCTACAAGCTATCATCCGAGAAGTTGGTAGAAAGAGTAGCTTCAATGGAAGAAAAATAGAGATAGAGCTTAAAAAAGGACTCGAGGATGTAAGGAAGTACCTCAAAAATGAGGCAACACAAATAGAAACAAAAGAAGACATCAAAAAGGTGGCGCTCGTTTCGTTTGACCACGAAGAGATTGCCACAATGATATCTGAGATATATCACAAGCTAGGAAAGGAGGGAATCATAACTATCGACCAGTCCCCTACTATGAAAACTACAGTAGAGACAACAGATGGAACAAGACTAGCATCAGGATACTTAAGTCCGTACATGGTAACCAATCCACAGAGAATGGAGACAGAAATCCAGAAGCCACACTTCCTAATCACAGACTACAGACTAACGGAAGCAGATGATGTTCTTGGAATCATGAACAAAATGGCCAAAGAGGGAAAAAATAACCTGATAGTGATCGCAGAAAACATCGAACAGCACGCGCTCGCAACAATGGTAGTGAACCTGCCTCATGTAGTGAACCCAGAGACAGGAAAGCCCGGCAAGTTCATGTCAATCGCAGTCGCAGCTCCCAAGATGGATAATCAAAAGCAGTTCCTGGAGGACCTGGCGCTCATCACAGGAGCGAAGATGTTCTCACAAGAGAAAGGAGAAAGACTTGAGACAGCCGAAGTATCACACCTCGGAAAGGCAAACAAAGTAATCGTAAGAAGAGACGAAACAGTCATTGTTGATCCAAAAGGAAACAAATCAGTTGTTGGAACAGCAGTCTCAGCTCTAAGAGAAGCAATCAAAAACGAAAACGACAAGAAGAAGAAGACAGAGCTTCAGAAGAGACTAGCAGTATTCACGAATACACTCGCAGTAATCAAAGTAGGCGCTGCAACAGCAAATGAGCAGAAAGCATTGAAATACAAAGTAGAGGACGCTCTCCACTCAGTTAAATCAGCATTCAAGAGCGGAGTAGTATGTGGAGCCGGACTTGCACTCGCAAACATTAAGACATCAAGCCCAATCCTCAATGAAGCATTGAAATATCCAGCACGACAGCTAAGAGAGAACATGGGACTAGATGGAGAGCTAAATATCAAACCAGGAGAAGCCTTGAATGTTGTAACAGGAAAGATAGGGCCGTTCTTGGATGTGGGAGTGGTCGACCCAGCAGATGTATTGCTTGCAGGAGTAGAAAGTGCGATATCAATCGCATCACTACTTCTCACAAGTTCAGGGATGATCGTAGAAAGTGCGAAAGAACCTAAATAGTTATCCACCGACGGCTCGCCATAGAGTATAAAAACAGGTATACTAGAGATATGAGAAAAGGACAAGTAATCAAACTCATAGTAATGATAACCATAGGGGCAGTAGTAATCTACAACCTCGTCCTACTAATTAAACCAAATATTCCAGAGGTAGAGCCGGAGGCACAAATCACGATACCTATATTCATCTTAACGGAAGAGAAAGAAAAACCTCAACCGAAAGAAAAGGAGCCTATTGAAGTCATAAATGTGATCATCAACACTCCCCCGGCGGAAGCAAAACCAGCACCTCAGCCGATCGTAATCCCACCGCCAGTAGTAGAGGTAATAATACAGGCCCAGCCAGCACCAGAAGAATTATTAGTAACAGCACCATCTATGAGAGAAATCAAAATAATCAGCCCAATGTCAAACAAAGGTCTAGGCCGTGTCTACACAGCCCAGCCTGAAATTGTGGATGAAACAAACTACATAGAACTAGGCCTAATCATTAGAAATGATTCAGGAGACATAGTTAAGGATGCAGAAGTGACGATCACAGGGACCGACACAGAGCAAAACAAGACATTAAACGGAACAGGCAACATCACTAAAATATACAAAGATGGAGTGCCTGAATCAGTACACTACTATCCGTTCCATTATGAGTTCAAAACAGTAGGGACGCACACAATCACATTCACAGCCAATGGATACCAAGAAGTATCTATAGACCTAGTAGTGACAGAAGCAGATCCTGCATAATTAAAATAATCATGAAATCAAAAGATATATTGCAAACAGTTGTAGAGGCATTAGTAGAAAACCCACATGCAGTCAATGTGACAGAAAGTGCAGACGACATGGGAATACTCTTGGCCCTGGATGTTCATCCAGACGACATGGGAAAAGTAATCGGACGCGCAGGAGCTACGGCTAAGGCGCTTAGAACAATCCTTCGTGTAGTCGGCATGACGGAAAACGCTCGAGTGAGTCTGAAAATAAACGAACCAGAGGGTTCAACTAGACCAGCTCGAAGTGACAAAGATATATTAGGAGAAGAATAATTATGAAAGTAGATCAACGAAACATCATAGACATAAAGCCTTATCCTAAGAATGCTAAAGAGCATCCTAAGAAACAGATCGAGAAGATATCCGCATCTATCTCAGCATCTGACATGGGCAATGAAGCTACTAATAATATGTGAACATTATGGCAAAAACAAAACAATATAGATATAAATATTCAGGAAGAAGAACCAAGCTCACAGAAGAGTGTGTCAATAAACTCGAGGAGGCCTTTTCTGTAGGCGCAAATGTAAGTCAGGCCTGCTACTACGCCAATATATCAAGGGAAACCTATTATAAATGGATAAAAGCTACTCCGGCATTATCTGACAGATTTGAGGACTTAAAGCAGAAGCTACCACTCCAGGCATTACATAACATCGCATCCCGGATACACGGAAAGCCAACCACAGGAGACATCAACCTCTCTAAGTGGCTAATAGAGCGTAGAATGAGCGACGAATATGGAGATTCACTTACACTCAAGGATGATAGACTAGGACTTGGTACACCAGAGGAAGACATAGAAGTAATCAATGAGTTCCACAAGAGAATCAAAGACAACCGGCTTCGACGGAGCCGAGAGAAAGCAATAGCGGACGGAGAGCTAAAGGAATAGATATGATAATCAAATGTAGATGTGGGAACGAACTACTACCCCAGAAGCAAAAGTGGTGTTCCGATATCTGCCAAAGGAAGTATCACGAAGCGCCTTATAAATTAAGAAAAAAGACTATGAATAAATGCCAACACACATTCGTAAAGGTCAGTGACTCATGGATTGACATAAATGGAGCTACCATTCCAACTTCAGTAGTATGCCCTTACTGTGGCCACACAAGACACATTCATGAAGACGGAACAATAGAAGTTATCAGAGACGCTGGTAGAGTAACCTTTAAGAAAAATGACGAATGAGTCAGACACCAGTAAAACCATACCTGGATATCCACGACTGGATAATGAGAGAGGAAATAAAGAACGAAAAAGGGGATCGTATTGAGTTCGACGAACACCCTTTCCTTTTTGATATATACGCAGACCAGACTCAACACCTGACAGTAATGAAAGCTGCGCAGGTGGGTCTTACAACAGCAGAGATGCTCAAGAACCATTTTGATGCTAAACAGTACAATCTTGACATCATCTATACACTACCAACCGACGGAGATGTGAAAGTCATGGTCGGTGGAAAAATGAATCGTATCATTGCGAATAATCCAACAATGCTCAATGATGTGACAGACAAAGACTCCGTGGAGAGCAAACAGATAGGAGGCTCAATGATTTACTTCCGAGGGACATTCACAAAGAAAGCGGCCATGATGACCCCGGCTGAT